GCAGACAGCATGGACGCTGCAAGACCGGCACAAGGCTTATTGCGGGGACCGTTCCGCGAAGTCCGTGCGCCACACCCTGAAGAACGTCGCCATCGACCATGACCAGCGATTGGTCAAGGGCATCATTGCGGCGGACGTGATCGACCTTGAACGCGAGGTCATCATCCCGAAGGGGCTCCGGTACGGGCCGGGGCATTACTTCATGGGCACCACCAAGGCGGTCTACCTTGACCACTCGTGGGCAGATAAGAACGCACCGGCATCGGAACGGATGCCCGTCGCGGTCTGTCGCCGGATCGAGGATCAGGGCGACCATCTGTTCGCCCAGACCCGGATCACGAAGCTCACCATCGGCGATGAGATTCTGACGCTCATCGAGGAAGAGGCCCTTCGCGGCCTGTCGGTTGGCGTGATCGGTGACGATGAAGGTCCACCCACAAGTTACGAACTGAAGCGGTACGGCGACACCTGCCAGAACGTGATCCGGACCGGCGACATGCTGGAGTACAGCATCGTTTCCATGCCGTGCAATCCGTCTGCGGTCCTCAAGTGCCTGACCGAGAACCGCATCCGCCGCGCGACGGCCTCGATCTTCATGCCGGGCGAGGTCAGCACGGTCCGGAAGTCCTATCCCGTCAGCGGTCCGGCCAAGGTGGAAAAGACGATCCTGCTTGACCGTGATCTGGCGTTGATCGGTGTACTTGGGTAAGATATGACAGGACTCTCTTCTCTCCCGGTCCGTGTGCTAACGACCGCACGAACCGGTTTCCCGTTCCCCCACGAGGCTCGGCGTGACGCGGCAACGCGAACGCCGGGTTTGTAGAAATGACCCAGCCGAACCGTCATTGGGTTCCCATTTACGCCCGGCATCAAGCCCCAGCGTGAACCGGCCCGGTGGACCTATTCGAGCCCGTCTAACAGCGGTCCCTCCGAATAGGAACACCACCAATGAAAATCCAACTTTCTCAGCTTTTGGCTATTGCCAAGGGCATGAAGAACCCGTACACGGGGTCAGAGAACGACCCCGAGGCGGTCCGTAAGCATTTCGCAGACGGCGGCTACAGCAGCTTCACGCTGTCCGACGGCAGCACCGTTGACATCGCGCGAGTGGAGATCGAACTCCCGGCCGCGAAGTCACTTTCCATCGGCGACCTTGCCCGGCCCGAAAAGGTCGAGCAGCCCGCCGATACCAGCATCGCCATCAAGGCGGCGGTCGAGGCCGAACTAGCCCGGCAGAAGACGCTGAACATCGACACGAAGCGGCCCGGCTTTGCCGAGTTCCGCGACGAGGACGAGAAGCCCGAGAAGATCAAGGTCCGCTCCAGCGCACAGCAGGCGTGGGACGCCTACTCGGCTGCTCAGGGCGGCGGCACGTTCTTCAAGTCGCTGGACCGGGCTCTCCTGTTCCGTGACTACTTCCTGACCAACGGACTGCCCATGAAGGCCCACCGTGACGCCGATTGGCGTGGCGGTATCGAGTCGGCCCAGAGCCGTCTCAAGGGCGGCTTCCACGGCAAGGCCTACGCGACCTTCCCGAACGCTGCGGGCGGTGCCCTGACCGCTACCGAGTTCGTGCCGGAACTGATCCAGAACGTGAATCAGTTCGGCGTGTCCAACTCGCTGGTCCGGCTCATCCCGATGGCAGAGAAGCGGATGGAAATCCCGGTCGCTACCGGCATCCCCGTCGCTCGCTGGCCGGAAGAGGCCGTCGCCAATACGGACGACACGGCGGAAGTGTTCAGCAATGTCCAGCTTGATGCGAAGACTGCGGTTATCACCGCCAAGGTTTCGCGTCAGGTTGTGCAGGATGCGTACATCCCGTTGATCGATTTCTTCGCCTCCGAGTTTGCTCGCGGCTTCGCCTACGCCCGCGATCAGATTCTCTTCAACGGCAACGCCACCCCGACCTTCGGCGGCATGACCGGCCTGAAGACGGCATTCGGCAACCTTGGCACGCTCTCGACCGTTGCCACCAACGGCGGCGGCGTCGTCACCGGTGCAGCTTCGGCAGGTGCGTACACGGCGGCTCAGTTCTCCGAGGTTGTGGCCCTGTGCCCGGCCTACGCCCTTCCCAATGCCAAGTGGTCCGTAACGCCCCGGTTCTGGGCTGCGAACATGCAGCGGCTCGGACTGGCGCAGGGCGGATCGACGGCGATGGAGATGGTGAACGGCGTGCCCCGTTTCCGCTTCATGGGCTTCCCCGTTGTGTTCAACAACGTGGTCAACACCGCTTGGACCGATGCGGCCAACACGATCGACTGCTACTTCGGCGATATTTCCCGCGCCGTCGTGACTGGTGACCGTATGTCGTTCGAGTTCGATACGAACGAGTCCGTCTACTTCAACTCCTACGCGGTCGGCGTGCGTGGCGTCGAGCGTTACCACACCGTGGTGCATGACGTTGGCACGGGCACCGCTCCCGGCCCCGTGATCGCACTCATCCAGTCGTAATGCTGGCGTGAAAGGAAACACACATGAGCGTTCGAGCTTCAGACATCAAAATCGGTCACCCCATCGGGTGCATCAAGCGATCGGTCAACACGACCATCTCCGGCACGTTCGATGCGTCCGGCTGCTCTCAGGTCGTTGTCGGCATCCTTCGCGGCGTCAACAACGTCGATTCGTTGCAGGTGCTTCGCATCCGCTACGCATCGGCATCGTCTACCGACTACGCATCCGCCACGGCGTTCTCTACGGCCCTCATCGCATCGTCCACGGCGGCGGACTCTACCAGTGCGGTGCTTGGACCGTTCATGATCGACATGAGCGGCAAGGGGCCTCACCTCATCTTCCTGCTCTCAAACAAGACCCAATCGGCAAGCACCGGCGTGATTGCCATGGGCTTGCAGAACGAGAGCGTGGCTCCGGACTCCACCGGCTTTACCGCTGTCACGGGAGTGGCGACTGCGCCCAACAACCCATAACCCTGACCCGATCCGGCGGCTAGCCATCCAAGACCGATGGCTCTTCCGTCAGAAGGTGCGAAACGCCTCCGCATTAGCACGGGCTAGTGCGGAGGCGCAGCACCGCATCGACAACGTACTGGCCGAGATTGATTCGGTAGCTTTGACGCTCGGCTCGGACAGTGTGGATGGGTTTGTGCAGGGCATCGCAGACGACGAGGCCGCTGCGAACCGGATCGCGGTCCGGTTCATCAAGGCTCTAGGCGACAACCGGCGCGGCGACGTTGCGTTCATCAACCGGACCGAGGCGGAATACTGGCTCCGGCGTTTCGCGGTCGAGCGGGTCGAAGTGGATACGACGGAGGAAACGATGCGAGTCCTCATCATCCAGCCATGCCCCGACGGCAAAGTCGGCGAGATCGTCGAGGCCGACAAGTCCAAGGCCGAAGCGATGGTCAAGGCTGGCGTGGCCCGTCTGCCCAGTGTCAAAGACCTGATGCGGGCCAACAAGCTCATCAACGGCGCGAAGCTGAAGGGGGGCATTGATGTCTGATCTGCTTGTAACGTCCGCCACGGCTGTTGAGCTTGGCATTGCCAATACCGGCACGAACTACACGATCCTGTCCGCGATCACGCAGCGGGTCGATGCGATCCTCGAGGGGCTGTGCAACCGGCCGAGCGGGTTCCTGTCGGCAAGTCATACCGAACTGATCGACGGCGCGACGGCCCAGCTTATCACGCTGACGTACGTGCCCGTGACGGGTTCGCCGGTCATCACGATCAACGACCAGACGATCGACTCGGACCTGTACACGATCGAAACCGATACGGGGATCATCGGATTCAAGAGTTCGGACTATGACATTTGGTTCTCCGGTGGTATCCCGAACCTGCATGGCCTGCCTGTGTATGACTTCAGCTACGCACCGAACTGGGGCAACGGGTTCCGGAACGTGAGCGTGGTCTATACGGGCGGGTATGCGTCGGCTGCGGTCCCGCAGAACCTGAAGCAGGCCGCACTGGACATCACCGCCTACATCTGGTTCAAGAAGGGCCGCGACCCCGGCCTGATGTCCAAGAAGCTTGGCGACCTGTCATGGACCGCCCGCGACGACGGCGGGTTCAGGGCGTTCCTTGACCAGATTTGCGACATGTACCTGACCGGCACGCTGATCCGGCACCCGGTGGTGTTCACATGAGCGAAGTGACCGAGTTCCTTACCCTGACCTGCACGATCCGTCGCAAGACGATCGCTATCAGCAGCACCAGCGGTACGAACTCGTACACATGGGCCAATGCGTCTACGTCCGTTCCCTGCTCGGTTCAGGTCGACAGCAGGTATCAGGCCCAGCGGGCCATGCGCGAGAATGGGGCGATTGATTACCGCGTGTACTTCGAGCCCGGTACGGATGTAGCTGTTGGGGACCGGCTGACGAGCGTAACAGACGGGACCGGTACGGCCGTGTTCAGCGGCCAGCACTTTGAGGTCTTCTCGCCCGCGAATGGTGACGTGTACAACGGCGAGTATTCAAAGGTCATGGCGCATCTGCGGGCCGGGGGTGGCACGCAATGAACATTGACCAGTGGAATGAGGCGGCGTTCCTGTCCAAGGTCGAGGCGTCGGCGAATGCTGGACTTCGCACGGTCGGCGTGATCCTTGAAAAGGACATGAAGAACATCATCGGACGGAACCACGGCGGCGTTCCGTCCCGGCCCGGCAACCCGCCCAACTCACAGACGAACTTCCTGCGCGGTCAGATTCGCTTTGAACAGAAGCGGTCCCTCGAGGTCCGTGTCGGGTCCGGTGCGTTCTACGGCATCGTCCTCGAGAAGGGCGCGACGATCCGGGCCAAGAAGAAGGCCCTGATGATCCCGCTCTCCAAGGAAATGCGGCGAAGGACGGCACGGGGCGAGCGGGCCGCGAACATCATCATCTCCCTGCGGTTCGATAAGACCCGGCCGCTGAAGTACATCAAGACCAAGCGGGGCGTGATGATCGTCCGGTCCGTCAAGACCGTGAAGCGGTCCGAGCGAAGCGTGCGATGGGGCGGGCCTACCTCAATCGGCGAGGCCGATGAGCCCTTGTTCTTCATGACCGCGCAGGTACGCATTGCGGCACGGCCGTGGATGCGTCCTAGCTATGAGCGGTCCCGTAAAGCCATGATGGACGGGTTCGTCAAGACCACGCGGCAGCACATGGGAGGGAGCCGATGAGCGACTACCTCGCCACATTCACCGATGCGATCCGGGACCGACTGGCCGGTAACTCCACGCTCCGGTCCGCTCTCGCAGCCGGGTCGGGCAGTATCCGCTGGTACGAGCAAGACCGGGACGCTGCAATGCCGTTCGTTACCGTTGCGATGCAGGCAATGGACGCAACGTCATCGGTGCAGGGCTTCACCAAGCGGGCCGAGCGGGTCGAGATTGACGTGCATGTGTACGTCGATGCCCAGTCCGACAACGGATCAACGCCGACCAACGGGAACGAAACGCTCGGGTCCATTTCCTACATGGTCAAGGGCGACTGGCACGAACAGTCCAGCGGCTTGCCGACCTACGGCTTCGACCGGTGGCAACCGACCTTGACCGGCTCGGGATGGGATTGCACAAGCATCATGCTGGAGCAGACGGCCGTGCTGAACGAGCCGGGCATTCTGCACCACGTCCACACCTTTGTTTGTCACGTCAGCGTTAGCAAGGCATAGGAGCCTCATCATGGCCGCTTCAGTTGGCGTAACAGGATTGGTGGCGGCGGCGTCCGGCACATGGAACGCACTACTCGCCCGTCAGAGTGTGGCATCGTTCACGCTGAACTTGACCGGTGCCGAGTTCGATTCGACAGAGTTCGCAAACACATCCGGCATCGTGCCGCGCCAGTGGTTGCCCGGTCTGCGTTCTGCGACAGTCAGCCTTGAGGCGTTCAGTGCTACGCCGGTTCTCGGTGTGGTCGGTAATGCCGCGAGCATGAACTACGCGACGAACATCTTCGAGTGGGACATGACCATCGCTCAGGCCGCGCTTGATGTGACGGACTTTGCTATTACGAATGCGTGGCGGTCGTTCTCGCCCGGCCTTCAGGACTGGCAAGGTTCCTACTCGGGCTTTGTCGATGCGACTACGGCGATTGCGAACATCACCGAGGCGACAGCATCTCCGACGATGGCCGCAGCGACGTTCACGATCAGCAGCGGCAACACACTGGCCGGGAACATCCTGACCCGTGGCGGTGGCGTCACGGTCGCTGTGGGTGATCGCAATATCGTTCGGTACGAGTACCGGGGCGACAACGAACTGACCATCGTCGGCACGGACGCGCTCATCACAGCCAACTCTGGCACGATGGCATCCCTTGCGGCGGGCACGCTTGTGCTGTCCGCTACGGCGTCCCGGACCTATACCGGCTCGTTCATTCCCACATCCATTCAGGTTCGTGTAGCACAGGGCGAACTGACCCGCATCCGCGCGACCGGGCAGCTCACCGGCGCGTTGACGATTGCCTAATCCATGACAACCGGACCGAACCAACTCGGCGAAGGCGTCATCAACATCCGCGCCAACCTTGACCCGCTCAAGGCGGACTTGGCTGCAGCGCAGAAG